CCCACTCCCGTGATTGAGCAACTGTTCCTACAGCAGTCTCAAAGGCAAGCTTATTATTCTGTATTAATCTAACAATGGACAAAAACATCATTCGGTTTACTATAGACCAATCCATTGGAGCGCCCGTAAAAACACGAGTTTTACCCATTTCAGCTTTCTTAAATGTCACAGGTTCATCTTTCAAATGAGCACAAAAAATTGGATGATATCTTTTCCCAGCTTTATAACAAGAAAAAATCTTCTCCAACCGATCAAGAATCTCTTTATCTAATTCATAATCAGTTTCAGAAATAGGAATTAAAAACTTACTTTTCTTGCACTTCCAGGGATTACCAGCTGAAGTTTTAACTTTTAATCTATCGATATAAGCAACACCTGGAGCACCATTAATAGCAGTATGCAAATCAACCACATGAACGGTTCTGGCTATCTCTTCAGGATCAATTTTAGTCAAGATGTCTTTTTTAAAAGACCGCATACAATCAAAGACTATATCGTTATTAAAATCCTTAATAGGATTAACCATATCTAAGGCTGCAATCCTAAAAGGTTGCCAACCATTCATAACAGGACGAGTGTATCTTTTCTTATACCCACGCTTACTAAACTCATCAAATAAAATGGTATCTCCAACTTCACTTTTAGGTTTTCTACGGAAACCAGTGAATGAACCATAAATTCTAGCACTGCCCTCCTCAATATATCGAAAAACACTTTTGTAATGGAGAGGACCCAAATTCATAGCTTGCGATGGTGCACTCAGTAAAGGAACACCTTCAGATACTGGAATATCAGTTATAAGAGAATTAATATCATCTAGTGATATTTTAGTACTTGCTACAATATTTCCTTCACCGCCTACATGAATACCACAAATAGCATACCCCATACTGGTAGCAGCAATCAGCGGCATACCACAATCACCAAAAGTAGTTGGGAATTCAATGTAAGCAGAGTGTGCAGCAGTGCTAAAGTTCTCACCTTTGTAGAGAACACTCTTCAGATTTTTAACATCAAATGTTGTGATTCCACCATCTTTTTCTCTCTTAATATAGAAACCATTCTGTTTATCAAAAGTACAATTAATAGCAAATAACGATCTTATATCAGGACCAGGATTTATATTACAGATATTAAGCATAGCGATATCTCGCGAAACATTGCGATTTACACAAGACTCAGTTAATTTAAAATGTACATTAGGATTAATACCGTAATTTTTTGATGATACTAACACACATTCATCATCATGCTCAAATTTGGTGTGACTATGATTATTCATTATGAATTTATTCCCACAAATATTGATTACTCTAAAAAATTTTCTATAGCACAATCTAGAGTTTACAATCTCCATATAGTGACAATTTTTTGCTAATTTGTTCACCATATCATCCCTGCTAAAACTTTTAGAAGATGTAATCTGAGGTGTTAGTGAAAATTCATCAAGATCCAGCTCATTATTATACCAAACATTTTCACGTTCCGCTAACCTTGGTTCGGGTGCATGACCACTTGATATATTTCCCTGAGATTCTAATTCAATGCTAGATCCAACAAAATGATTCCATAACCAACTAGATGCTTTGTAAGACGCTAAAGCAGCAACACATAGGGCGCTTATTTTGATTAATACTTTATAATTACCCAAGGTCGCTTGCATATTTTCACCAGCTTTAAAATACATTTTACGGTAAAATGTATCTAATGAGTTTCTTAAAATCACATTCGATAAACGCAAAAAGATATTAGATAAACCTCCCGATATATAAAT